TAGTAATACGTGTCTCACGATTCAAAGAAAGAATTGTATTGATTGCTGGTAAAAATTCTGGACTTGCATCCCAGTAGCCTGCAAGACTATCTACCTTGGTTGCGCCGTGATACACCGTTGTTGCACTAACAGCTTCGGCATAAGAGGCAGCAATACTCAAGAACATCATATTTCTATTTGGTACATAAGATTTCGGTTGAGCTTCACCAGCAATTTCACGAATATCTGGTGTATCAATATTATCGTTGGTTAGACTGCTCGTTGGCGCTAGCTCTCGAATAAAACTAACATCAACTGTTCGTGAGCGCCCCTGACAACCTACCGCTTGAATTTGGTCTAATGCACATCCTAGCTCTCTGTTATGTCTTTGCTGGTAATTAAATGTCAAGCAAAATACATTTTCAACCCCAACCTTCTCGATGGCCTTATGTAGAAGAACTACACTATCCATTCCACCTGATACAGGTACTACGATTTTATCTCGGTTCATGTGAAATCTCTGTAAGTTCGGGAGAATATTGCGGAGGCACTAGAATACCACTATGATTATCTTTCAGATTTTCAAATTTAGCAGTGCGATTTCGGAGCTCACTTGAAGAATATATATGCTGGCGCTTATGATAGTGTATCTCTATACCATTATCCAAGCAATACTGCTTACCGGTAACGTCTCTGTCCTTATATTCTTCACTCAAGAATCGAATATGCATGGTTTGTGTTTTGATAAGCTGAAGTAAATCGAATTCTGTTTCATAAACCAGAATTTCATCTACATATTTGCAAGCTTGAAGTTGTACATACCGTTCATAAGCACTCTGAATTGGTTTGTTCTTTATACCTGGTCTATCAATTGTAGGGTCAACCTGAAGGGCAGCTATGAGATAATCACATAACTGCTTCTCCATCTTCAACATCGTTACATGACCGGCATGTAACAAGTCAAAAGAGCTACAATTAAACCCAATCTTAAGATTATTCGTCTTTAGCATTAGGCGTCTCACCGGTTGTATTGCCGTATTTGTAAGCAGCCTCGAGCTTTTTATCTAGAAGAGGGATCAGATCTTCAAAGAACTTCTTATCCTTGGTGAAGTTCTTTGCATATCCAAGCTTCGTACCGTCTGGTTTAGTATATGTAGCACCAGTTTGAATGATTAAACCGTGATTAACAGCTATTTCCAATAGACCGCTATACTTATCCAGCCCGGAAAGATAGTTCAAGTGCATGCTGGCTTCAAGAAACGGAGGAACAAATCGATTTTTAACAGTCAAAGCTCTCAATGTTACCCCGCTGTAGTTCTTAGCTTCAGGTAAAATCGAGTCATCCTCGTTGCCATCATCTTGCTTCTCGTTCTTCTTTGCTAACTGCACAATGACGCTAGCCATATATAGCGGACCACTGCCACCACTTTGGTTTTGTACTAGAGAAGGGTACAATGAAGCAGGATCACTGTAAGTGTGGTTAGTCATCAAGATAGTCACACCTGCGCGACCAGCTTTATACGTCAAGAGACGTAACATACTCTTTAGACCTTTAGCTCTTGTTCCCATATCAGCAGCGCCTTTGTCTTTCTCAGTATCAGATACTTCTTTACTACTAGCAAGATTACCCAAACTATCCAAGCTAATAATGAATTTACCTTGCAGATTATGCTCAACAATACTATCAAGGAACGTACTGATCTGATTTCGTGCATTTTCTACTGTATATACTGGAACATATTTGGTCTTATCAGGGTCCAGACCCACTCCAGCGGTAGTATTCTTATCGATGGCAAACTCTGTATCAAAAATAACAGGAGTAATACCCTTCTTCTGAGCCATTCCTAAGATCTTGTTAACAAGAAGTGTCTTACCGGTCTGTGACGGACCTGCAAAGATGACGATGCGACCTTTCGGTACACCGCCATCTTTGAGTTTGCCTGAAATAATTGCATTCAGAGCATAACAGCCCGTATCATACCAAGTATCAACGTTACAGAGAGCGTTCTCAGAGAGAAACGTCGCCTCCGGATTTAAGGCATCGAGTGACTTAAACGCTTTTGATAAGATTTCGTCTTGTTTCATTAATCGTCAAACAATTTAATAACTGGAGCCTCTTTGCTTTTGTTCTCGCTTGTGGCGGGAATTGCAGAGAAGATGCGATTGTATTGCTCAACAATCTTCGAATCCAAGGAAACATCAGAACTAACGATGTTATCTTTATTAAAATTAAAGACAGCACCATCATTCCGCTTGGCAGTTTCAATAAACTCTCTAAAGAATAGAGGAATCAATTGAACTTGAAGTTGACCCTGCTGATTAGGTTGAACATGGAGTACAGCAGGATTCTTAGCTTTAAGAATCTTACCCTCCACAGCTACTTCCTCAGCGAGGATCGTTTGACCGACGTGATTTACAAACACTGTAATGTTACTCATATGGTTTATAATATAGGATATATTTTAGAAATCAACAAGTTTATTCACTTAACAATGAAAAAAGATCGCACTGTACAGCTTCCCCTGGTTTCTTTGGAGACCAGTCAACTGCATCGTAGAAACGCTCCACAGCACTGTACATAATTTTCTCAAACATTAAGTCATGATCTGGTTCGAACACTTTTTGAAACTCTTCCGGGTAATAGTATTTGTAAGCAATTGCGTTAATGCCAAACTTATTTGGCTGCTTCACGTAAAAATATCTAATCTTATCGCCAGTGCCGATTTTCTCGTACTTCTTGTCAATACTAAAGGTATTCAGTAGCAGATTGTGCATGTACGCTGCTTTAACATGTATAGGCATGGACTTGACTGTCTTGAATCCTTCACAGCGATGCGAATATTTCTCATATCCTTTGAGACCCATGACAAAAGATATGTCACTGATAGGCAGAGCCTTAAACAGCTCGTACGTTTCAGCCACAACTTCGTTTGTCTTTTGCTGATCTTGTGTAAGAAGCATAGTTTCAACGATTTTCTTTGCTAAAGGCTTAAGTGGTGCAGGCATAGTCGTACGTGCGATCTCTACCCCTGTGTATTTAAATTTATTTGTAGGTATGCCCTCTTCATCGAGAATGTGAATTACATATCTTTTCTTCTGCAAAAACACACCAACATCACAAATAGCTTCGCGCTTAAAAATAATTCTACTATCTTGGCTGTTTAGTGCTTTATCGCACCAAATTTTAATCTCTTTATTAAGATGTTGTTCGATATTCTCTACTTCTTTGTAGAATTCAGGTGTAATTTTGTTCTTACTGTCGAGCAACTTCAAATCACAATGCTTAACTAATTTCTCTAGAGTGATATAAACCGAATCTGTATCATTATAGATAACAGGTGTATTGCTTTCGATGTCCTCCTGTGTTAAACCGGCTTTAGTTCTAATGTATTCTTCTACTATTTTGTTGCCTTGCTTGATTACAGCTTGACCTGTTAAAGTAATACTCCGAGCGAGATCATCATCGCCAAGAGGAAATACTTTATTCCCTAGCGCCCCGTACACAGTATTAATAAAGATCTTGATTGTATGTTGCTTAATGTTCAGTACACTAATCTCATCTTTAACTTTCTGATAGGTGGGGTCAGTAGGCGTGAGAGTTACAAGATGTCGCTTAGCCTTGCTTAGATTCTTTCTAACTTGTACACGGTACTTGTAATACTGATCAACCATCTCCGGTATAATACCCTTGACCTTTTGACTGAAGAGTACTTTCGCCTTGCTCAAGCTGAGCTTCTCCTGCTGAACAAGCTGTGCAAACTTACCTATAGTTAGGGTGACAGTATTATTGTTGATGTCGCGTATTGTTACCTCATCCTTGGTCTGCGATTCTATTACCCCCATCTTTGTCTCTGGAGAAAGGTTAAGAGTTACCATAACCGAGGGGTATAGACTGTTTGCATCAAAGCTTACAATTGAATTCTGGAATCCTCTCTTCGGCTCGCTTACAAACGCCCCTTCATTCTGCTTCCCATCATCCTCACCTCGAATAAATGTTGGGATCTTCTTGTTGCGATAACGTGCTCGTATAGCACATGCACCAATAATGACGCTCATACTGCCCATTGCGGCCTCCATACTAGTTAAACCGGTATAACTTAGCATACGAAGTAGCTGAAAGTATTGAAGTTTTTCTTCAAGCTTAATCAAGAGTCGTACGTCATGTACGTTGTAGTCTACAAACTTATTCCAGTCTGTATCTGCGAGCCCACTCAAATTCGTCCCACCGTAATCAATTTTCTTTTCTCCTAGTTCGATTTGTGCAATGCTATCTAATTTGTAATTTTCTCTTAAAACCATGCAAAATCTCTTATAGATATCAAGATAATCAAGACAGGATA